CTGTAAGATACCAAGTGCCTGGTCCAGATGGATTAAATAATTTACAAACAACTTTGTAACTTTTTGTACCATCTTGTTGATTATGATTTTCTATTAATTTATTTTTTATTTCTTCTGTAAAAAGTAGCATTATATCCTCCTAGTAAGTTATTTAATAAATGCGGTGTGATTTTTTTTGGAATTGGTAATTTATATTTTAACCAATCCGACCAATGTGTTTTTACTTTGTATATGGCACCTATTGGCACCATATACATATTAATATTAGATTTTTTCATTATGCTTTCTCCTTTACTTTTTCTCCATTATATTCACTAGTGTAATTAGCACCTGAATAAAATTGTGAATTAAAATTAAAAAACCAATCATCATTATTAATTTCATTGATTGCAAAATAATTGCATAATTTATTATTTTCTTTTGCCCATTCTAAAACTTCATCTTTAGTTTTAAAATCTAAATCTTCATATTTTTCAGATATGATATGACTTTGTATAGGTTTTAAATAATAAAATTTTTTATCTTCTATAGGATTTTTATAAAGATCATTGTTTAAATAATCAGATAAATTTTTACCATAAGGTAAATTATTTGAATCATAATTATATAAATCAGGTCTATTTAAACTGTAACCCATTATTGCCCATTTTTTTTTCATTATTTTACCTCTTTATTAAATTGGATTTGTGATTGATGAAAAACAGAGTATGATCTAAATTCGTTATCTTTACCCTCTGTAATTAATCTTGATAATTTACAAACTGCTTTAGAACCTTTGATAACTTTACCACCAAGTTTTCTTGCTTGATTAAAAGTACAGAAACCACCTGTTAATTTAGTGCTTTCTAATTTTTCTAAGTTCTTACCTGAGAAAGGTTGTTTTGTATAAATGTTATAGTATTTCATTTTTTTTCTCCTTTTTAGTTATTTAGATATTTGTTATGTTTTTTGCAAAAATGTAAACAGTTAAAAACGCTTATAAAATAACACTTTTTTCCGTATTACTTAGTATTTTTTATGTTTTTTGCCTATTTAGCAAATAGTTTTAAAAAAAGTAAATTTTTTAATCTTCTATTCTTAATAGAATTTATATAGTTTGCATAATATGTTTAAATCGGTTAATTATAAGGCAGAGTGTATTTATCATTATGCTCCCTTTCTAGTTATAAGGGGCAAGTTTTTACCGATTTCTTGCCCCACAACTCACAGGAAAATAAATGGACATTAAATTTAAGATAGCGTCAATGCTTGTTGCGTATCGTTATGCAAATAAGCAATCTCAAAAACAAGTTGCAGAAAAATTAAATGTTACTCATCAACAAGTGCAAAAATATGAAAAGATGGATAACGAATTAAGTGCAATAAGATTAATTCAATTTTGTGATGCTTATGAAATTGATTTAAATATGTTTCAAAATGGAGATCCATTTCAAGTTTTAGATGGTGCAGATATTTCTATTTTGAAAAAAGAAAAAGCAATAATGTTAATAGATAAACTAGAGGAGAAACTACATGATAAAAGTAGAAGTGACGAAGATATGGTTGGGCAAAGTATCAGTGAGAGAACACATTTATAAAAAAGCTCTAAGAAAAAAAGAATCATTAGGTATTACTCATGGTAAAGAATATATGTTTATACCTTATGAAAAATTAAAAACTGCTAAGAGTTATACTGATCAAAAATTTAAAAGTAAGTATGATGGGAAAGAATATAGACTTGTAGATTTTGATTGGAAACCTTATAAAGAAGATAATACAAATCAAAGGAGTTTATTATGAGTGGAGAATATTTAGATATACCTAAAGAAGATGAAACTCAACAACCTACACCAGAAGAACAATATTTTAGTAGGTCAAAAAATACTTGGTTATATGTTTCTGATATGTCAGATATGCATGTTAGACGAGCATTTAAAAGGTTATTAAGAATGATAAGATTAGGACAACTAATTGAATTATCTGAGTATAATGGAGAAAATAAAAATGATATTAATAACGAATTAAATGCTATTGAAAATCATATAAATAAAATTAAGGACAAATTAAATGACTAAGAAAGAATGGCAAGAACATTGTAAATGGCTTGATACTTTCAGAGGTAAAACTATTTCAAGCTATGATGAATATGGTAAAAAGAAAAAAAAACCTAAAAAGAAAAATGGCTGAATTAAAAGAGGAACATTTTGAGATAATTGACAGAAATAAACATAGATTACATATGAAGAAAAAAGAGAAAGAAAGATTTGATAAGTTAAAACAAATAGGTTGTATTGCTTGTCAAAAAAAAGGTTTATTTTCTGAACCAATTATTCATCATATAAGAAAACATACAGGAATGGGATTAAGACCTAGTCATGATCAAACTATTCCTTTATGTCCTCAGCATCATAATATGGGTAATGAATCTATTCATTTAAATAAAACAAAATTTCAGGAACTGTTCGGTACAGAACTTGATTTATTAGAAGAAGCAAATCAACAAATACAACAACTAGAAAAAGGAGATATATTTTATGGAAAGGGAAATAAATAAATTTCACGCTTTGCAATTATTTACAGATACATTTGCGGCAGAAACAGTACATTTAAAAAACGAAGAAGTAGGCATTTATATTAGATTATTATGCTTTGCTTGGACTAAAAACGCAAAACCATTTACTACAGAATCAGCATACAGAATATGTCAATGTAGAACAAAAGATTGTGAAAAAATAGTTTATAGAATTTTAGATGAATTTTTTAAATTAAAAAGTTTTATTGATAATGTAGAAAAATGGACACACAAAAGACTTATGCAAGAACATGACTATTTATCTAATAAATATAAGGCAAGATCAGAAGCTGGCAGAAAAGGTGGTCTAGCAAAAAGAGATTTTGCTACAAGCAAAACTCAAGCACCTATACCTAGTCCTATACCTATACCTAATAAGGATAAATATGATCCTCAATTTGAACAGGCTTGGCAAGACTTATCTAAAAAAAGAGGTTCTAAATACAAGGCTCATGAAATATGGCTTAAATTATGGAGTAAAGGAATATTAAAAGAAACAGATTTTCCTATGCTAATTAGTAGCTATAATTCACAGATTAAAGAAATAGAAGATACTAAATTTATACCTCATTTTAGTACATGGCTTTCTCAAAGAAGATGGGAAATATCTGAAGATCAAGATAAAGTTAGAGATATAATTGCTAGATTAAAGAAACTAGGATATGTTCATTATAGCACAGATGGAAATTTTGAACGATTTAGTAAAGATGGCAAATATTATAAAATAGATAGGTTAGATGAAAAATATCAAATCCAATTAGAACAGTGAATTATAAACCTATAATTGTAAATAAGAAAAAATATTATTTTTACAGAATAGAATGGGTTGATATTTATGGATCTGCTGGACATAGTGATTTTGATAGTTTAAGTAAAATGAAACCAGCGAATAAAGTTACATATGCTTTTTTATTTAAAAGAGATAAAAAACATATTAGAACTTTTAGCACTTATGATCTTAATGAAGAAGAATTTTCAGATTGCAATGTATTTCCTGTAGGTGTAATAGTTTCATTAAAAAAAATTAATATATGATATTAGAAGAAATTGATATTAATCTAATTAAACCATATAAAGATAATCCTAGAGATATTTCACAAGAAGCTGTTAAAAAGGTTAAAAATTCTATAAAAGAATTTGGAAATAATCAACCTATCGTTTTAGATCAAAATAATGTTATAGTTGTAGGTCATACTCGTTGGAAAGCATTAAGAGAATTAGGCAAAACTAAGGCATATGTAATTAAGAAAAATTTTGAAAAAAATCAAGCTATTGCTTATAGAATTATGGACAATAGATCAGGTGCTGAATCTAAATGGGACAAACAATTATTAATGTCAGAAATGCAAATTTTAAAAGATAATAAATTTGATTTAGATTTAACAGGTTTTGATGCTTTAGAATTAAAAGACATTTTATTAGATAAAGATTTATTTGAGCCTACATCTAAAGACGATCAAGGAAAATTAGATGAAGACACTAAAGAAACTTGTCCAGAATGTGGTCAAACTGTAAATGGGTAGTAAATTATTTATAGATTATTGTAGTTATGAAGCTTCTAAATATGCAGTTTTAAATTATCATTATTCTAAAGCTATGCCATCTGGAAAATTAGTTAGGTTTGGAGTTTGGGAAGATAAAGAATTTATAGGCTCAGTTTTATTTGGATCTGGTGCTAATCCTAATATGTCTAAAATAGTTAATTTAAGTCCTTATGAAGTTTGTGAATTAGTAAGAGTAGCTTTAAATAAACATAAAAATCCTGTTTCTAAAATAGTTTCTTTCTGTATGAAAAAACTAAAAAAAGACTTTAATAATATAAAAGCAGTAATAAGTTATGCCGATCCTATGCAAAATCATAAAGGTAAAATATATCAAGCAATGAATTGGTTGTATTTAGGAGAAACTAAAACATCTACACATTTTATGAAAGATGGAAAATTTTATCATTCTAGATCATTAAATCAAAAAGCAAGAGATAGCGAAGATTTTGATAAAAGTGGATTTAAAAAGGTTTTTTTAAAGAAATATAAATATATTTACCTTTTTGATAAAACTCTTAAAACTAAAATAAATGGAGAATTACAAAAATATATTGCGTAGGCTTTAGAAAGGCTAGATGGCACCCCCATTTAGATAGATGGTGCGATTCCAATCCCTACGCTCCAAACTTGCAAAAGACATAAAAAGGACATAATAAGATAAAATGGCAAGACCAATTAAAAAAGTAGATACTGATGCTATACAGAAATTAGCACAAATGCACTGCACTTATGAAGAAATAGCACAATTTTTAGATGTTAGCACTAAGACATTACAAAGGAATTATGTCCACCTTATAAAAAAGGGTAGAGAGATGGGCAAAATAAGTTTAAGACGAGCACAATTTGAGAAAGCTTTAGGTGGTTCAGTTCCTATGCAAATCTGGTTAGGAAAACAACATTTAGATCAAAGAGATAAAATAGAACAAACTAATTTTAATGAACCATTACCATTAGTAATTGAAGCGAAAGCAGAAGATGTCAAAGAAAAAGGGTAATCTATTTGGTGCAACAGTTCAGTACACAAAAACACACAAAGGAACTTCTATTGGAAGAAAACCAATAACATCTACTATGAATAAAAATAAAAGAAGACAAAATGGTAAAAGTAAATACAGAGGGCAAGGAAAATAAAATAATAGAACAACTAAGATGGGAATTGAATCTTGTAAAAAAACAAAGAGATGATTTACTTAAAAAATTAAAAAAGATAAATGATATTATAAATGCAAAAAAGACCTAATTTTTATCCTGATGGAACTTTTATTCCTTACCAAATGCCAAACGATTTTAGACAATCACAAGGCAAAGAAGCTTGTGGTAATTGTGGTTTATATTCTAATAGGCGTTCATTCTGCGGAAAATTTATAACAGTAGGTGTCAAAGATAATTATATTTGCAATCAATGGCGACAGAGATACTTCAAAAGATAACAGAACAATTAAACGAATTAGCAATTCTTTATAAGAAAACTAAAGATAAAAAATACAAAGAGCAGTGGTATAAATTACTCGATAAATTAAAATATTTATGATATTAGCATTTTATGGCTCAATATCGTGGACGATCAGTTAAATTAAATAAACCCTTTAGAACACCAGGTCAAAGGAAGAAATTCGCTGTATATGTAAAAAATCGTAGTACAGGAAATGTCAAAAAGGTTAGATTTGGCGACCCTACAATGAAGATCAAAAAAAATATACCAGCTAGGCAAAGATCATTTATGGCTAGAATGGGTGGAGTTCTTAAAAGAGTTAGAGGGCAAAAGACACTTAGCCCAGCATATTGGAGTATTCAAGCATGGAAGAAAGGCTTTAAAGTATGATTGATAAAATTATTTATGCCATTCTAGGTTTTTTCGACGGTCTTGGAGAATTTATAGATAGATTATTTCATAAAAAAAATTGTAAATGTTCAATCTGTAAAGGTAAAAAATGAGAGACACTAAAGTTTTAGAATCATTTAAAAAACACGCAGAAAAAAAACTGAAAGAAATGAATATTTTTAAACTTCTAAAGAAAGAAGTTAATCATGGTGCAAATGGCACTCAAGATTATGTAATTAAAAAAGGTGTAAACAAAGGCAAGATAGCTAAATAATTTTATGATAAATACTATGAATTATTATTTTACAGGAACATTAATTATTTTATTTGTACTTCTTGCTATATTTGGAGGTCCACCTAGATGAAAGATAGACCTTTAACTATTTCTGAAGAAGCTAAAGTGTCTATGCCTATGAAGACAGTAGCATCTTTGATAACTATGGTTGC